ATGTGGATTAGACCGAAACCATAAAACCCTAAACCTGGTAAAAACTTGAAGTGTACAAAATATGAAATTTTCTTTTTCTTTGTATCTTCAGGTGCATAATTTCTTTTAATAGAAAGAACAGTCCTTGTTCCTTCTTCAATTGTTACAATGTAAGGTAATTTAATTCCAGTAGGTTCTCCATCTTCTCCTACTTCTTCAAAACCTTCTAGATCTAAATTAACATGACACTCTAATAAAGTGTAAAGCGGTTGTGCTTTGCCACTTGCTTTTGTTCCTTCTAGTTCTCTTTCTTTTTTCTCAAGTTCATTATTAACTGCATAACCGGGAGGACCTAAATCTATATCTCTATAAAATCCTCCAACTTGTTGTTTTCTTAATTCGTTTTCTGGGATTTTAATTACGTGAATAATTGCTTCTGCATCGTCTAGTGATGTTGCTGTGTAAGGTACTACTAATTCATCTGCTGGAACAAATTTTGATACGGCTCTTGCCATTGTCATATCGTAATAAACTTTTTTAAATGTAGATCCAGCTAGTGGTAAATGAAATAACATAGAATCAAATTCTGGTTCATATTCTTCCATTTTATCCATAACTAAATAGTTCATGTAGTTACCTACTCTTTGAGCTTGTAAATCATTTTGAGGAGTTTTAATTCCCATAACTTCAGTCCTAACCGGACCCCCTGCGGGTAATAATTCTTTGTAAGCTTGTGCTTGAAATTGTGTAACAGCTTCCGCTAGTACTGGGTGAGTTGCACCACTTGCTCCTTGGAATGGTTCTGATCTATCGTCATATTTAAATCCTAAAAGATCTAATCCAGTTCTGTAAGTATTTTCCCAATCTTTTCTTGAAGATCTGTAATCTAAATAGTTACCAGCCATTTCACTACCAATAGGTTCTAAAATGTCGTCTGGTAGAATGTCTGCTAAGTTATCAAAGTGACCTTCTGTTCCTGGTATATTAATTGCACCAGGTTCAAAGTTAATTGTTGCACCACCATCTTCTTCTGGTGTTACTTCTACAGGTCCTTTTTCTGTAACTTCTTCTTGTACACTAACTTCAGCCATTTCTTCTTCTGAAGGCATCTTAATTTCAGTACGTGTATTTCCTGGAAGTCCCTTATCTATATCTGCCATATTTTTTCTCTTTCGATGGTTTATCTTGTTTCTTCTCTTTAATCAACCCCTGAGGATTTGGCCCTCTTAAAGGTGGGATTGAATTGAACTTAACATGTTTCATGTTTTTTACAAGTGTTGGATTATCTTTAGTCATAATACTTTTTCATTAAATTTGCAAGGCCACCGTCTGCAGCCATAAAATCTTCTTCACCTGCTATGTTTCTTTTTTGTGCACGAATTGCTTCGGCCTCTGCAATTTTTCGATTAATTCTATCTTGTTCTGAAATAACAGTGCTTACACTTTCTGAAGGAGGAGCTCCAACAAACTGATTGTAAAGAGGAGTATATTCATCCATTTGTTTGAAAAACAAATTTTCTGCTCTACCAACATTTCCTCTACCTGCTCCTTTTCCTTCCAATGCTCCAGCGTTTTGAAGTTGTCCTAAACTATTGCTTAGTTCTAGAAATCTATTGGCATCTTTTATTTGTTGTTGTTCAAAATCTTGCATACCATCTTTTGTAGCATACTCTGTAAATTCTTCTTCTGAACTTTGCCCAACACCTGGTATTAAACCTAATAAACTATCTCCTAAAAGTCTTTTACCACTTTTACCTTTTCCATAACCTGGAACAGCCATGGCAATTTCAAAAACAGCTTCTCCCCCTAAACCCAGAGGTCCTAACACTGCACCTAAACCTTTACCCGTTCCAAACTTTACAACTTTAGATGCTTTGTTTGCAATTCTAGTTGCTTCAGCACCTTTTACTGTGCCTGCTTTAACAGCATTAGTTTGTTTAAGCATGTTATCCATAGCTTCGCTAATATCACATGTACCCGGTTGGCCTCCTGCTTTGTTACCCGGACAGAATTGATTTTTAATTATTTGTTGGTGTTTAGGGTTTAAATTTTTAAACAATTCTTTTTGTGCTTTTTTACCCATTCCCGCAACACGAAAAATTTCTTTTTGAAATGGTTTACTTTTGTTTAAAAGATCAGTATCTAAAGTTTTAATAATATTTTGTCCTGCTCCTCTATACAATGAAGGTGAACTTGTTTTTTTTGATAAATTTTTAACTATATTTGATTGTTCATTAATAAATGCTTTTTCATATTCTTCTCCTGCTAAACCTATACTTGGAAATTTAGTTGCAATATCGTCTACAATTAACTTTCTTAATTGTTTATTTTTAACTCTGCCATAAGCTCCATACAAAGCTATATTTAATTTACCCCCTTGAACTTTAAGATTATTAAAAGGTAATTTTGTTACACCTCCTTTTATATCATCATGAGCTATGGTTAACTTGTCCCCTGCTTTTTGTAATAAATCACCTAATTTTATTTGTTTTGAAGGATTGTTTGGATCAGGAACTAATGTTCGACCTTTATTTGATAAATTATAAACTTCCTCAAATAAACCAGATTTAAATCCTTCAGTTTTTAAATTTTTTTTATTAAAAAATTGACCTTTGTATTCAAAACCAACTTTGTTAGTATCAAAAATTTTAGCCTTTGTATTAGTATCTTTTGGTAGTTTATCAAAATCTATTGCAGCTCCTTTACTTCCGTTTTTATTTAATTTAAAAAATTGAACTTGTGATAAAGTTCCTGCTTTGTTATTTAAATATGCATGTCTTGTAGCAAAACTAAAAATATTAGCTTCTGGTTTTGTGTAACCACTTTTAAAATCTGCTAAATTTTTTATATCTAAACCCCCTCTTGTATATTTAGAATACTCTAAAGCTTCGCTAATATTTTTACCTATAAAATCATTTGATTGATATTTATTTAAATAATCAAAATCAGGTTTAATGTCTAGATAAGGTTGATGACTATCTAATACTTTTTGAATAAATCTAGAATCTACTTTATTTCTTACAGATCCTTTTTTTTGTGAAACAATATCAGATATCATTTGTCTTATAACACCTTGTTTAGACATTGATTTTGTTGTGCCTTTTGGTTTATAAATTTCTATATCTTCATCTATAATTTTATCAAAAGCTTTAGCAACTTTGTCTTCTTTTTTATCTAATAAATTAATTTGTTCTAATATTTCATTACCAGCAGCATTTTTTTTATCTATTTTTGCTACACCTAGTTTTTTATATATTGCTTCTTTATCATAAAGAAATCTGTCAGATAAATTATGTTCCTCTACTAATTGTTTAACAAAATTAATTTTTTTTTCATTTTGTATTTGTTTAACGTTTAAGTCAAATTCTTTTGCTGGATTAAAATTTTTAATTTTATTCCTAGATCTTGCTCGTATGGCATTGGCCGTTTTATCATTAAATTTATTTTCTAAAAAAGGTATCCAAGGTTTAGGGTTTTTACCTTTTAAAGAATTTCTCCATTCAGATACTAGTTCCTCATCATCGACAATTATAGATCTGGGTCTACCATTATACCCGGGTCGTGATCCATCGTCATTAGGTTGTACTAACTGGCCAGCTGATCCGCCGGTCGCAAAGTTTTCTGTTGAATATAACTCAAAGAAATTTTTAAATTTCATTGGTCTTCTACCTTTTCTACTTCCTCGATATCTTTCGTAAGCTTTTAGAACTTCTTCTATTTTGTTACCTGAGTCTTGTATGGGGTCCACGGTTCTTACTGCATGATCTACGGATGAACCTTGACTATACATGTTCCGTGGTTCTTGGTTCATGGGCCTTGGATCAGGGGTATAGTCTTCGAATTGTTCTAAAATATCTTCTACAAAGAAATCGTCCATTACTCTCCTAACATATGAGCAATGCCACCTTTAGCATTAAGCTGTCGATTATCTTTAGTCTTCATGTTCTTGATCATCTGTTCCATTTGTAGAATGTCTTTATCAGTAATGTCACGTGGAACAATGCCATAACCCGGTGAAGTTTTTTCTAGCTCTTCAAATAATCCTGCTGCAGGAGTATTTTTACCTGCATCTACATTTTTAGTCATTTCTTGTTGTGATAACATAAGATCTTTCCATCTTTCAACACCTTCTAATCTTTGTAATTTTATTCTATCGAAGTCTTCTTTAGTCATTAAGTTTTTAATTTTTGAAGGAAGATTTTTATAATTCATTACTTCTAACATTTCAGAACCACTCATGCCTCTTTCTTTTGCTAGATTTTGAATTAATTTTTTAAGGACTCCACCACCGGCTAGTAAACCTATTCTACCGCCATACGCATTACCTTTACGACCTTTAGTTTTAGGGTCAAAAGATTCTAATTGAATTTTTTGTTCCATATCCTTATATCCTTTAGGGTCATTCTCTTTCATAAATCTTGTAAACTCATCCGCTATATCTGGATCTGACATATCAATTCCTTTTCCAGATTTCATAGATTCTAAAGTTTTAGTTGGGCTAGATAAATTTCTTTTGTCTTTTATCATTTTAGCCATGTTGTTCGATAGTTTGTCGTACACTGCACCATAGATTTTTGATCTAGTTAAATCATCTAAATCATCGTAAAGCATATCATCTCCAAATATTTGTGGATTGTTTTCTACTAAAGACTCTGCTGCCATCTCTGCATCAAGTTTATTATCTCCTGTAGGAATTACATCTTCTACTGCCGCTTCAATTTGAGCGTCATTTACATTGTCTAATTTGGAAGGTGAAAAATCGCCAAAGTCTCCTCTTTCTTTCATTCTCATAATATCAGCCATATATTCTTTTTGATCTATTAAAGCTTTTTCTGCTTCTCCGACAGTTCCATCCATCATCCAAGTTTCAGTATCTCCTAATTCCATTTCGTAATCCTCAATCTCTGCATCAGTTAACAGACGGTTTTGATCAGGGTTTCTGTCGTCAAATTTTTTAAACATATCTCTGTCTAATGTTTTTTGGGGTGTTGCAATTTTATCTGCAGTTGTAATTGAATCTCTGCCAAATTTCTTTTTGACTAAGTTAAGTAAACTAGTAACGCCTTTACCTGCTGCGTAACCGGCTCTGCCTCCTTGATTAAAACCTGGTTTCAATGCTTCTTCCATAGCTTCTTCAACTACTTCGTCTGGTACACCCGGTTGAACATCTCTCATTTTACCATCTTGGTCCGGTCTTGCAGTGTACTCTTCATACTCTTCAGATCGTCTAGGTCCTTTTTTAGTTGGAACATCTTCTACTGAATGTTTCATATAAACATCTTCTCTAAAACCACCTCTTTCTTTTTTAAGAATTTCAATTTGACCAGTTGTTATATCTTCAGTTAATTCATAGTCTTTGTATTTTGTAACTTTTTGTCTGTCTAATGTTGCAAGACCTGGTGCATCATCACCTAAGTTTTTAATTTTTTCTACTAGCTTAAAGAAATATGCTGGAGGAGCTCCTGATCCTGCAGTTTGTTTTACAGCTTCTTTGACTGCTGTCTTTTTACCTAATCCAAATATTCCTGATTTAAGTGCCCCGATCCCTGCACCGACACCCCCTAGTAATTTTAAAAATCCTCTACGTCCCATTCCACCGCCTGCA